AAGCCTGGGCTAAACATGAAGGAAATCCAGACTTTAGTCCTGCATCTCTAGAAAAGTCTAAGAAAGAAGTTGAAACTATTCTTTCTGAAGTTCCAAAGTTTCTTGATGAAACGTTTCCTGAATGGGAAGCAGTCGACGCAGAACATCAGCTATACGAAGCAGTAGAGAATCATCCTCATGCTTTCAAAGGTTTTATCGACGGAGTAATCAAGACAAAAGGAAAACGAGGAGAAACAGTCTACTGGATTCTCGATTGGAAAACGACAGCACGAGGATGGTTTAGAGAGAAGCGATCAGACGACATGGTTAAGGCTCAGTTAGCTCTCTATAAGAATTATTGGTGCAAAAAAAACCCTCAGGTTGATCTGAAAGATGTCCGTTGCGGATTTGTTCTTCTGAAGAAAGCAGCCAAGCCAGGAGATCACTGCGAACTATTCTCCGTCTCTCTTGGTGAAGTTCCAATCAAACGTTCATTAAAAGTTGTCAGCAACATGTTGACATCAGTAAAACGAGGTATTTCTTTAAAGAATCGTGATGCATGTACTTGGTGCGAATTTAAAGGCACAAAACACTGCACTTAATTTACGCTTTGTTTCCAACACCACATATCTATAGTGATGAAAACAAAATGTTGTATTTTATGTAATCTAGAATTTATTCCAAACGTTAATAATCAAAAGTTGTGTTCTGATAAATGTAGGACTAACTTTGGGAATATAAAAGAAAAAAAAAGATATGCTGAAAGTTTAGTATCATCAAGAAAAGAAGCGACATGTATTACGTGCTGTAATAAATTTGAATATCATTTTAGAAAAGAAAGAGGAGAAAGAAAGTTTTGTAGTAGATCATGTGCATCAAAATTTTATATTAAAGAAGGCACTTTTAATGAGTGGCGAACAAGAGTAAATTCTAAGTGTGGCAAAAACGTAAAGTGTCTTAATCTTGTTTGCGAAAATCTTGTTTATGTCCCACCACGATTGTTAAAATCTGGTAAAGGGAAATTATGCTCTTTTAAATGTGAAAAAGACTATTTTAGTCAATTATTCAAAGGAAATAAAAATCCTTTTTATGGTAAGAAATTATCAAATGAAAGTAAGCAAAAACAAAAGGCTACATTACGATCTAATTACCCAAATGTAACAAATGCTTTTAGCTTGGCAAAAAGAAGGACAAAAACTCGTCCACAAATAGCAATATTTGATTATGTTAATAACAAATATCCATCATTAAATTTTGAAATAGAGAAAAGGCTGAATGAGGGTAATAAAGAATTTTATGGAGACATTGTTTCATTCTCTAAAAAAATTCTTATTGAATTTAATGGAGATTATTGGCATTGTAATCCTGACAAATATAAATCAGATTTTTTTCATCATATTAAAAAAATGTGTGCGTATGACATATGGCATAATGATGCAAAAAGACTAGAAACAATTTCATCTTTAGGATATAAAATACTTGTTATATGGGAAAACGAATACAAGAACGGAGCTTGGATCAACAAGCTAGAACAATGGCTGGAGGAAAATGCAAAAGAAAACAATACTAATGCTATCAGACCATCCGTGAACAACTACAGCTCAGCGGATGTAAAATTGGGTGAATTGCTGGAAAATCATGGAACTAACACCACAACGTAACTGGAAACGGTAAGCGTGATGGTCTAAAAAGTTAGAACTATATGACAATCAGCAGCCAAGCTCCTATAAGGAAACTTTGGAGAAGGTTCAGAGACTACGGTTAGCCTAAATCGAAAGATATGGCAATGATCCGACAGCGCCCAACACCAAATGGTGATGATATAGTCCAAACAACTTGATTGTGAGCTCAAGCGGCGTTGGAACACAAGCTCGATGGTTGATTAATGGTCTAATCAACACTGGTAAGTGGAAATTCAAGTGCTTCGGCGGGGCTGTAAAGCATGAAGATTATAGGACGTTAGTTGTCAACGAAGATTTCATCATCAAGCCAACAAACGGGTTTGGTGATAGAAATATGCTTAGACAAGTTTTAGCAACTGAAAGACCAGATGTTCTTCTATTGTTCACGGATCCTAGGTTTTTTATCTGGGTTTGGGAAATGGAAGATGAAATTCATCAGGTATGTCCAATAGCATACAATCACCTTTGGGACAACTATCCATGGCCAGAATTTAATAAGGTTCTATATGAATCTACCGACCTTGTCAATTGTATCAATTGGCCAACCTATCAAATGGTGAAGGAAAGATTCCCAGAAAAAACAAATTATATTCCTCATGCAATTCCACAAGAGGTTTATCATCCGCTTCCAGAAGATCAACAAAAGAAGAACAAGGCAACATTGTTAGGTTCACAACGTGAAGATCATTTTACAGCGTTGTTTGTTTCCAGAAATGCTAGAAGAAAGATGCCGTCCGACATTCTAGTTTCATGGAAACAATTTATGGATGAACTAAAGAAAAAGCACGGCCATTCAAAGGCAACGCTAGTTATGCATACAGAACCTCTTGATCCAGAAGGACCAAACCTTCACCATGTTGTTGACATGCTTGAAATCAAGGATTCAGTCTTCTTCTCAAAGAATAGAATCGAGTTTGGAGACATGAACAAACTTTATAATGCGTGTGATACAGTAGTGAACCGCAGTTGTAACGAAGGGTTCGGTCTTTCAACGCTTGAAGCAATGATGTGTGGAAAACCAATCATCGCAATTAAGACTGGTGGTCTGACGCGACAAGTAGAAGATTTAGAAACTGGAGAGCAATTTGGGATTGGATTGAATCCAGATGCGAGCTCTTTGGTTGGAAATCAACTTGTTCCATTCATTTATGAAGATTATGTTACCCATGAAGCCCTCGCAAATGCATTCATGGAGATGTATGAGTGGGGACCAGAAAAGAGAAAGCAAGTCGGTCAAAGAGCGCTTGAACACGCAAGAAAAGATTACGACATCAACAACGTTGTCAAGGCTTGGGATGATACATTAACGAAGTTAGTTGGCACGTGGCAAGACAATCGTAAAACCTGGGAAATTAACAAAATTTAAAAGGAATTGAGACCAAAATGAAAAAGGTTATATTCAAAGGCCCAGTACTGACTCAGTCAGGTTACGGTGTTCATGCAAGACAAGTTGCAAGATGGTTATTATCAAAAAACGATATCGATGTTAAGTTTGTTGTCACACCATGGGGCGATACACCATGGATACTAAATCGTTCTCATTGTGATGGGCTAGTTGGTAAGATAATGGAAAGAACAGCAAGCCCTGATTACAAAGCTGATGTCTCTTTTCAACTTCAATTACCAAATGAATGGGATTCAAAGTTATGTCCGATCAATATAGGAATAACAGCAGCAGTAGAAACAGATCTAGCAAACCCAGATTGGGTAGCTGATTCAAACAAGATGTCTTGTATAGTTCTACCTTCCAATCATTCATTAAAAAGCCTAGAAAATGCGGGTACATTGACAGTAGAATCGCATGTAATACCAGAATCTTTTTCTGATGACATTGTCAAGAATGATGACAAAACAATCGACCTATCTCATGTCAAAACTTCATTTAACTTTCTATTGTTTGGACAGATGACTGGTAACAATCCATTCAACGATCGTAAAAATCTTTTATTTACCATCAAGTGGATTTGTGAAGCATTTGAAAAAGACAGTGATGTTGGCATCATCATCAAAACGAATGCTGGAAGAAATACAAAAATCGATAGAAATATAGTTCTTCGTAATCTAGAAGTTCTTCTAAAAGAAGTTAGACCAAGGTCTGAAAACCCTAAGGTTTATTTGTTACATGGCGATATGAGTGACAGCGACGTCGCTGCATTATATAAACATCAAAAAGTCAAAGCATTAGTTTCTTTAACTCGCGGAGAAGGATACGGCCTACCCATACTAGAAGCTGCTGCTGCAGGATTACCAGTCATCGCAACAGGATGGTCAGGCCACCTTGACTTTATGAAACACACAAAGTTTGTCAGCATCGATCATAAGTTAACTCAAATACACCCATCAAGGGTCGATGACAAAATCTTCATGAAGAATTCTAAGTGGGCTGAACCTATCGAAGAAGATTTCAAAAAGAAGATTACAAAATTCAGAAATAGTTCATCAACTCCAAGAGAATGGGCAACACAAGGCGCAAACAAAATTCATGAACTCTATAGTCATGATGCTGTCTCAAAGATGTATGATGAAAAGCTATCAAAATTCTTGGTTAATTCATGATTTATGCAATTTTAATAATAACGAACATTTTAACGCTGGCGGCTTGTGTCCTAGCAGTCCAACGTTCTCTTGTTCTTATTGAAAAAATTGATGAAATTAACGTTCAGGTAGAAGAATCATTAGACATAATTGACACATCATATGCAAACGTATCTAAACACCTAGAATCCCCAGTCCTATTTGATGATCCAGTCGTTGTAGCGATGATAAGAGATGTTAAACAAGCTAGGGATGCCATGCTTTTGGTCGCAAACAAAGTTACAGAACCGTTTCAAAACGATGAGGATTCAGATTAGGAATGAACATTGTGATAGAAAAAAATGTAAGAAAAACAAGAAGACGTCGCAAAAAAGGTGATGAAGCAGTCCCTGAAACACCAAATGCAAGATTTTATTTTACCGGTGAAACGCAGATAGCCATCTGCGAATTTCAACAATCTGCTGATCGTAAGGTCAGAGAAAAGCTTTATGTTGAAAAGATCATGCCGGCATTTGAAAAGCTGGTAGAAAATCTAATCAACATTCATAAGTTCAGCGGTCTGCATGACACTTATGAAGACCTTAAGAACGATTGCGTCAACTTCTTATTCGAAACAATTCACAAGTTCAATCCAAATATGGGAACAAATGCATTCTCATATTTTAATGTCGTTGCAAAGAATTGGCTCATCATCAAGACAAAACAGAAAGCGCAACGTGGTCGAAGAGACGTTAGCATCGATGACCCCAAAGGACTATCTACAAATGAAATGCAGGTCATTGAAGAACGCAGCATGGTTCCTGCTCAAGATTTTTTTCTAGAGAACAATGAGAATATAGCAAATGTTTTGAAGCTCATGTATGAAATACGTTCAAGAGTGAAAGTTGAAAATGAGCTACTTTGCATAAACTCCGTCATAACAATTTTTGAAAACATTAACGACATTGACATTTTGAATAAGAGCGCAATTCTTCTTTACATAAGAGAATTATCCGGGTTAAGTCCAAAGCAACTCACAACCTCAATGCAGGCTGTAAAAAAACACTACAATAAATTGAAAGTGGAACAAAAGTTTGATTTATTCGAATAATTTCTAGCCCCATCAGAAAATGAGGAAAGTATATGCCAGATGTAGCAGATGAGTTGGACCCAATTGAAATTTCAGATCGTAGCATCAAAGATAGGATTAAAGACTTCAACGGCCTCTTGAGTCAAATTGAATCGATCAATGATAAAAAGAGGCAATTGTGGAAAGAAATCTATGAGAATGCAATAACTGATCGACAAAATGCATACATCATGTTTACTAAGCTGGTCCTGATAGTTCAAGACAAAAGTACAGAACACGCTGTTCATGGCAGGACAATTTCTTCATATATAGAAAGAATGAGCAAAGCAAACGACCAATTGATCCGGTTGGCTGAGCTGGTTGCAAAAGCTGAATCCGTCTCAGAAAAGATAGATCCAGATGATATGTTTGATAAGATAAGGAATAACTGATGTCAGAGATTGTTAGAAAAATTGCAGAAGATGGGCACAGAGTATCTGGTGCGCTAAATTCTGTTTACAATAACATTCAAAATGGCCCACCAAACATAAATCTGCCTCCTGTTTTTCAACGGTGGGTTGTTCTTGATGTAATCTTTGATCCTTACATTATAGATGAAAGCAAAATACAACAATTAGAATCTATACACGGAAAAATAACAAATTCAATTTATGCTTTAAATACCACGCCTCCTAGAAATACGATAATAGGCAAACAAGTAATAGATTCTCGCCGAGGGAATAAAACCATGGCAGAGAACGCGATGTTACTATATCCATTATTCCCTTCATCGCTATCCATGCCTTGTAAGCCAGGTGAGCATGTGTGGGTCATGTTTGAATTTTTGACAGAACAAAAAAACTTAGGATATTGGGTTTGTTCCATCGTCGGACCAGGACACACCGAAGATGTTAATCATAGCCACTTTCAAAGAAGCTTTGATTCAACGTTTTTAACTAGCGAAGAAAACGCAAATGCACAAAATAAGCATGAAAAAACGCTTAAAAAACCAAGATATCATTTTAAAAATGGCGTCTACGTAAAAATAATAACCTCTGAAGAAACTCAAGAAAGTTCGTCAGTAATAGATCCAGCATCTGCGTCTGTCTCAGGTGGAATAGATGCTTATGAAAGAATATTAACTGAATCCGACGCCGCAAAAGCATCTGTCTACGAATCAGTTCCTCGTTTTAGAAAAAGGCCTGGAGATTTAGCATTAGAAGGAAGTAATAATACTTTAATCGTGCTTGGTAGAGATCGAACGGGAAGCGCTGCAGCGTATACTACTGTTGATGTATCTGATCCAAATAATCCGAATGCAAATGGAGCAAGAAGAGTTGACAAAAATTCCAACGACTTATTTACAAAAAAAGGAGCAGGATCTATAGACATGGTGGTCGGAAGAGGTCAACTTTCTGGATTTACTCAAACAGGAGGTGTACCAACGCTCAACGATCTAGGTAATTTAGAATTATCAAAACATAAAGATTCTATAAGCGAAAATGAAGGAAATCCTGACTTTAAAAACGACAGAAGCAGAATTTATATTTCGCAAAATACAAATATTGATAAAAATCTCGGCACAAATTACTTACAAAAAAACTTAAACCGTAAACCTTCAGTACAAGACTCAGTTGATGGAGATGCAGGGATTCTAATAAAATCTGATAAAGTTAGAATCTTAGCTAGATCAGACGTTCAAATACTCGTTACTGGTTATGATGATGAATCTGTTCCAACAGGTGTAAATAACGAAAACGGGTTGAATGAAACAAAGTCTATTAAAACTGAAAAGAGCGATTCAAAAAAATGGGCTTCTATAACCATAAAAAGAAATGGTGACATCGTTTTTGAACCTTCAGATCTTGGATACATCAAGCTTGGAGGAGAAGATGCAAACAGGGGCATCGTTTGTACAACACAGCCTGTCGTGGCAACAAACGGAGGAGTCTTTGGAAAGCCCATGTTGACAACAGATGGTGGTCAATTAGCTGGTGCAGCTTCACCCACCCCCCAAGGAAACAAACCTGCATTACCGCAAGACGCCACTTTAGATTTAGGCACGTATGCAAATAAAGTTTTGATTAAATGACGGAAGAACGAACATGGCAAAAATCGGTTGTTTAGACCACGTTGGGATCTTAGATGAAAATGGAAAGCTTACAGAAAAAGCTAAAAACACGTTCATAGAAGAGGTTCAAGACATCATCAAGTATGGAACAAAAAATATACCCCCAGAAGTAAAACCTTTATTTTCAGCAGGTATAGAAATACCGCCGAATCCAAATCCAGAAGCAATACCTGACTTAAAAAACAAAACTATTTTTTCTGCATTTCATAAAAACTACATTGGTAGATACGAAAAAATAGCAAACGACTTAAACGTTAGCTCAAACTTCAGCCTGCTTCCTGCTATAGCTGATCCAATAGCGTTAGCAGGTTCAGCATTTGGCGTTGAATTGCCCGCGTTAGATTTCCCAGGCGGGTTTGTTCCATATTTTTCTGGACTTCTTCCTCAAAAATTATTGCTTGATCTTATTGATGCAGGAAAGACAGAATTTTTAAAACCAGATGGTCTTGTTAAGTTAGTTGATAAGCTTGTCGAATTAAAGGCTCCGCCGATCCCGCCTGTTCCGGTTTTGCCATTAATAACCCCTCCTGCACCAATACCAGGATTAGTTCCTCCCCCGCTATCAAGTCCTGATCTCACCGACGCCAAAATACCTTCACCAGGTGGGATACCAGAAATTCAACTTCAACTGCCTGAAATTTCTATACCTCCAAATCCAGAGATCCCATTACCTCCTCAAGCTGTTCTTTCTACACTCGCAGCAAAAGAATTTGCTGCATTTACAAACATTCCAAAACTTTTATTACAAATAATTGCTAAAATACCAAGCTTGGTTGCAAAACTAGGAAACATTCCAGCAATAATGGAAGAAATATGCAAACTTGTAATAGGATCTGGAGTTTTAGGGGATATTAAACCTACATCGTCCATAGAACTTGCAGCTTCCATCGTCCTATCTAGAAAGATATCTGAGATGCTATTAACTGCAGCTATGGGTTCTACAATAGGTTCAGCTCCTGGTAGCGCAACTACAGGCGTCACACAAAAAACTAGCGGTCCTAATGAATTTAGACGATATAAATCAAAACCGAAGAAAGAGGCGACAAAAGCTCCTGAATTAACTCCTGCACAAAAAGCGAATCAAAGAGCTATCGGTCTAGCTGGTTCTTCGTACGGAGACCCAAGCGAACGAAGCAGATATACACAAGGTCTATTCATTATAGAAAGTGTCCTTGGAAAATTTGACCGAGCCTCAATTAACATTTATGGTGAAGCGCGCGCCGACGGCGAGCCGTATACTGATCAACAAATTCTTAATGCAAAGAAGGCTTCATTTTTAAAAACAAACTCTAAGCTGAGAGCCACTCCGATTAAATCATCTTCAGGATTTATAGACTTTGTTGAGTCTGACGTTGCCAAGCAATCTTCTTGTGGCCTTTTTGTAAGATCTTGCCTCACTGCGGCAGGTTGTAACAATTATTTCTTTTTAAGTCTATATGCAAAAGGACAAGCGATTCAAATTCTACTAAACATAGGGTTAATGAGAAATTACCGCTGGGTAGAAGATGAAGGTAGACCAGGCATAATAAATGATCTAAAAAAAGAGGGGCAAGAATACAAAGATCTAAAAGAGCTTATACAGAAGATAGCAGGACCAACAAGCTATGGAGGTCAGGAGTATAAAGATGAAAATATAACCCAATTTCTCGGTAACTGGGCACTAGATAAAAATCTAGATTCAGCACATCCAGCGTTGCAACCTTACTTAAAACCTTTCGAAGAAAGAGCTTGTATATTTGGCAAAGAACTTGTGCAGCTAGCAGCGAAGGGACAATTTCCAAAGTTAGTAGCCGGTGATGCAATATTAATTTGCAAGACGGTGGATAATTCAACAGGATTAGACCGCGCGAGGGGTGGCGAACACATCTTGCTCGTGACGAAAGATAGAAACACGACGGACTTTGCTTATTCAGCGGATCAAAAAGATCCCAATAATTTATACACATTAACATATCCAATTTTTGCTGTAGAAGGCGGTGCCCTTGACGATGACAATACTGAACCTGGTACAGTAGACCAAGTCTATAAAGATGAAGCTAAATTAAAACAATTATTGAATTCCCAAGGTGGAGACATTTTTAAAATGATTCCTGAAAATTATAGAGAAGGTGATCAATATCATGCTAAAGTAAATGAAGCTGGGAAAGCATACTACCTGAGTGAATTTCAAAAAAATAAAAGTGTAACATTTCATTTAAAGACAGACATACCGAGGCCTTCAGCAATATTGAACGCAAAATATGATTTAGGATTCATCCAAATTGGCGGCGGAGAATCGCGCGAAGGAACTAATGATTCAGGTACAGGTCTGTTCTTGGGAATATCAGAAATTCCAAGAACTAATAAGCTAAAAAATAAAGATCAGATCATTAAAGAAGGTAAAGCCATAGGCATTAATCCGCGTGAACGCCGCGTTCTGGCTATTTTTAAAACGAACAATTATTGTAAACAAATTGAAAATAACGGACTCCACGCAACAGAAGCAATCCAGCTAATGGACGCGACGCCACCCAACGACGTGTCCAACGTGTTTAAAGGAGGTGAACTTGACGTACTAGGCGTTTTTACATTCCCAGGATTGCTCGCGGCAAATTTTGGACGGGTCTACAAAAGGGATGCCAACGGCAAAATCATACCAGGCCAGTTCGAAGAGACAGCTGAGGTACAGCTGTAATGTTGTACCCAGTGTTTTATGAAGAAGATTTAAAGACTGTTGCAATGCGTTTCCTCCCCAATACCAAACATAGTTTTCTTGATTGGGCATGATATCTTCAAACGTTGATATTTACCGGTGGTCGTTATGTCTGTATATAATTTTAAAAGCTCTGGGAAAACTGCAGTAAAAAGCAAAGAAGAAATTCCTGCATTTACTAGAAGTCCTGTAGGCATAAAGACGCCTTTAAGATTAAATGATAATAATTTATTTGCGATGCATTATGATAATGCAGATCAAATTCATGATAACCTTAGAAACTTGTTGTTGACAAATTGGGGTGAAAGACTAGGCTTTTATTATTTTGGCGCAAATCTTAGAGATTTAACGTCTGAGTTATCTTCTTTGGATGCCTTTGATGGCGAAGCGATACAAAGAATAAAAGATTCAGTTTCGACGTGGATGCCTTTCGTATCGCTTAAAGATTTCTCTTCAAGATTTGATAGAGAAGAAAACGAAAATGTTGGAATATTAAAAATCGCAATAACTTATAATGTTCCACAACTAAAAATTGAAAATAGAGCACTTCAAATATCATTACATGTAATATAGATCTAAAATGGCAAAGACAGCGTTAAAACAGTTTAGAAACAGAAGTTATCTTGCAAAAGATTTCGATTCTTTGCGAGCAAATTTGCTTCAATACGCCCGCCTCTATTATCCTGACAAGATACAAGATTTTTCTGAGTCTTCATTGGGAGGAATGTTTTTAGACATGGCTGCCTATACCGGCGATGTCATGTCGTTTTATCTTGATCATCAATACAACGAGTTAGATTCTGACACAGCAATAGAGACCAGCAACATCGAAAGATTGATTAGATCAGCTGGTGTTCCTATATCTGGTGCTGCACCAGCGACTGTTGATGTAACTTTTTTTATAGAAGTTCCGGCCGCGGCTGTTGATGGGAAATATGTACCTTTATCTTCTTCTCTTCCTGTTGTCAAAGCAAATTCAATTTTTACTTCTACTTCAGGAATAAATTTTTCGTTATTAGCAGATGTAGACTTTGCTAGCAAAACCTCAGATGGAAGCTATGTCGCGGAGATAAAAGTAGGAAAAATATCCCAATCTGGAAATCCAGTAACATTTACCATGGCTATTGATGGCAAATGCATTTCTGGTTATGAAACATCAGAAACGTTTGGACTAGGATCTTTCGTAGCTTTTAAATCTATAACTCTTTCTCAAAACAACATTACGGACATACTTTCAGTTAGCGATAGCTTGGGGAACTCATACTATGAAGTTAGTACTTTATCAGATGATGTCGTGTATAAAAACGTATTAAACACGGCGCACGATTCAAATGATATTTCTGAAGCTTTGAAAGTAGTCCCAGCTCCTTATAGATTCGTTACAGTTGTCGATTTAGCCTCTAGATCAACAACAATGATACTTGGTGGTGGAGACGATAACAATATAGATGATGATGCAGTCCCAGATCCTTCTGAGTTTGCTATATCATTCCCATATTCAAAAACATTTTCAAGAACTTCTATTAATCCATTGAAGATGTTAAACACTAGAACATTAGGTGTGTATTCCCCAAACACACAACTGTCCGTAACTTATCGTTACGGCGGCGGACTAAACCACAACGTTCCGGCAAGGTCTATAACTAATATAAATCAGGTTTCTCTTGAGTTTCCTTTGAATCCAAGATTAGAAATAATCAATTCGGTAAGAGGAAGTATGGGAGTAATCAACAAATCGCAAGCTGCGGGTGGAGAAGATGCTCCAACGATTGATGAACTTAAGTCTTTAATTCCTTCGTCTCGCAACGCGCAGGAAAGAATCGTAACAAAAGAAGATTTACTCGCAAGAATATACTCTTTGCCTGCAAACTTTGGACGTGTCTTTAGAGCTGCAGTGAGAGCAAATAAAAATAATCCACTGTCAACTCAACTACACATTATTTGCAGAACCCCTGATTCAAGATTGATCCCAGCCCCAGATACTCTCAAGGAAAACATAAGAAAATATTTGAATCCTTATCGATTGATTACAGACGCTATCGATATTTTGGATGCATCTGTAGTCAATTTATCTTTTCAATTTGATATTGTGATTGATCCTGCTTTAAATCAGCAAACTGTTCTTCAAACAATTTTGAGTAAGTTAATTGAACAGTTTAATACTACAAAATTTTCAATTGATCAACCGATCGTCCTATCAGATATTCAAAATCTAATTTTTAACACTCCAGGAGTTCTATCAATTATCAATATTGAATTCAAAAACTTGAATGGAGAAACGAACGGAAGAACGTATAGCAACTTCAATTATGATGTGAAGAGCAATCTTAGAAAAGGAATGTTATACCCACCAGAAGGCGGGATATTTGAATTTAAATATCCAGAGTTTGATATCATAGGAAGGACAGCTTTGTAACATGTACAAGGTTTTAGAAGCCGATAAAGACGCGTATATAACTAATCGATTCATCAAAATCGCTAGTTCGGGTTCATTTAGAACTGGATCGAACGTTGGTGCAGCTGGATCATTGGACCTTTTCAAACTATTTGGAACTACATTCTCTTCAAATGATGTTGCTAACTTGGAGTTAAGCAGGTTATTGGTACATTTTAACCTACAACCCCTTAAAGACTTAATCTCCGCTGGAAAAATCAACGTTAATAGCAACAGTTTTAATTGCTATCTTAAATTATTTGATGTGTACGGTGGACAAACAACACCTTCAAATTTTGATATTTCTTTATATCCTCTTTCTAAATCATTTGACGAAGGAAGCGGAAGAGACGTTGTTTATTATTCTGATTATGATGCTTGCAACTTTGTATCAGCATCTATCAACAATCCCTGGATATCTTTAGGCGCAAACAGCGGAGGTTCTGCAGAGACAATTTGCGATTATATTACTTCTTCTGCTCTAATAGCTGGAACCAATCTAAAAGTTAATCAACATTTTAATACAGGCGAAGAAGATTTGAATGTTAATGTAACAACAATAGTTTCTGCAACGTTAGCTGGTATATTACCTGATAATGGATACAGAATTTCATTCAATCCTTCTCAAGAAAGTGATCAATATTCATATTTTGTAAAAAGGTTTGCAAGCAAGTCAGCTTATAATGAAGCAAAACGCCCAAGATTAATCGTAAAATATAACGATTCTATTCAAGACGACTCGCAAAATCTAAGATTCGATGCTCAATCAAGCATTTTTATTAGAAATTATCTTTTTGATGAACCTTCAAATATTTTAAGCGGATCTTCTTTATCACAAGTAACGGGATCAAATTGTTTACTATTGAAGCTGACAACAACTTTGTCAAACGGTTCAGGAACTTACAATATTTTCTTTACCGGGTCGCAACATTATGATGGGTTGAATTATACGACAGGATTATATTCCGCATCATTTATAATCCCTCAATCAAACGTCTTGCTAAAAAATGAGTTAATGAAATCTGGGTCGGTGGTCTTTACCCCGATATGGGCTTCTTTAGATAATACAGTAGGATACTTGACAGGAAGCAAACTCACAGTCTATCCGCCCCAAATTTCTAGCAAAACAATAGATTTTAAAAATTACGTCGTTACAACATCTGGATTACAGGAACTGCATAGATCAGATGAAAATGTATTTGTTCGTTTAAACATATTCGACCATACTTCTCCATTAATAAAGCTGGTAAAAAAACCCATAGAATTGGCTTCGTTAGTTTTACGTAAAGCGTATTATCAGATTAGAGATGTTTCTACAAATGAAATTATAATACCGTTTGATGAAACATATTCTTCCACAAGAATAAGCAGCGACTCAGATGGAATGTATTTTAATTTGGATATTTCAAACTTAACGAAAGAAAGAAGCTATACGATTGATATAATGTTAGTCATGGGTGGCACTAAAAAGGTTTTTAAATCGGTTTCTAATGTATTTAAAGTGAGCGATACCCAGGTTAACTAAAGATGGCAAGTTATAAGGCGTCCCAGTACATTCCGTCTTTTTTAAGAGCGGCAAATCAAGGTGGAAGATCCATCTCATTAACGTTTGCAGAAATTTCTGGTTCAAATTTTCAAAATGAAAATTCATTCGCATACGATCCAGATGGCGTTGGATTAAAATCAACTCAACAGCTTAATGTTGATTGGTCGAAATTTGAGAATCACACGTTCTTCATGTCAGCAGAAGCTAAAGTCAACCTGGCGTTTGAACAGATCATCAACGGATATCCATTCGACGGAACAAGAAAAGAAATCGAAGATTTCTTTACAAGTCTAACTGGGTTCGATAAATGGTTGTTCGATAGATTCCCAAAGTATCACGGCCAGCTCCATTTCTCCGGAACACAAACATCTGAAACTTCCCCAGCATTTGGAACATATATCATCGCAAAAGATATTCCTGGTTCCTTATTTCCTTCCTTAAGCCCAAACGCTACAGCTGATTCTTCCATTTTAACCCCTAAAAATGGAAAATCATTGAGCATAGAAATGCAATTAAAAATTCCTGAAATTGCAACTAATGGAACACAGATCGTTATTCAGAAAATTAATCCTAATGACAACCATGGGTTTTCTATAAGGCTTAACCCGACCGTTTCAACTTCTAAAGTTCAAGCACAGTTTGACGTATTCTCTGGGTCTTTTAATATGTCTGTTTCTAAGGACATAGATAAAGGGAAATTTAATCATTTATGTTTTACGCTTGATAGAGATTCAAAGTTTCATAATCTTAAATTTTATAACAATGAATCCTTAGAAGCACAAACATCAAGTAAGGTTCAAATAGGCGATTTAAACATAGATTATGCAGATCTTTTAATAGGAAGCGGATCACAATATTCAGTTAATGGTTCTACAATTACGCCTTTGCAGACGTTATCAGGAAGTATGGATGAATTGAGGATTTTTCATTCGATTCGATCGATCGGACAACAATCTTCATATGCAAAAAAATCAATTTATGCTTCTTCTGATTTAAAGCTCTATTATAAATTTAATGAACCACCACCTCCATTATCTCCAATCACTAATGATGTAATAAATGCAATAGTTCTTGATAGCTCTGGCAACTCGTTGCATTCTTATATAACGAATTTTACAGGCAGTTTAAGAGAAAATGCAGCATTGGATGTTACAAGTAATTTAACTTATGAAAGAGACAGTTTGTCTCCTATTTTGTTTCCTTCGCAAACAGATGTCATAAACTTAAACGTAGAGTTATTGACTAGCGGATCAAGTTATGACGAAGTTAATCCAAACTTAATAACCAGATTAATTCCTAGACATTATCTACTAGAGGGAGCAGCAGACGAAGGTTTCAGCGAAGCAGAAGAAAATAATGGTTCGCAGTATGGTGGTACTGGCATACCAGGCCAAGGCGAATTAAACAATGTTCAAGTAATGTTATCGCTTCTATACATTTGGGCAAAATTTTTTGATGAAATCAAATTATTTTTGGACGTGTTCAATACCCTAAAGACAGTCGATTACGACTTGAATAAAAGTATTCCGAACAATTTGCTATCTGATCTAGCAAAACATTATGGGTTTTTCTTACCTCCCCTTTTTACTTCTTCTAATTTAGAGCAGTATGTATTGGCAGAAAACATAGATCCTTTAATAAAAGGAAATGAAAGTTTATCTCTTCGATCTGTTCAACATGAACTGTTAAGAAGAGTGTTAATAAATCTTCCTACGGTAATTCGTTCAAAGGGAACCCAACATAGCATAAAAGCTTTTTTGAGGTCTTTAGGCATAGAACCAGATGCAAGCATGAGGTTCAGAGAATATGGCGGACCTACATACCGACAATTAAAAAATGCTAGAGAATCTAAATCAGATGTAACTGCAATTGTTAATTTTTCTACATCATCATTAGTCATTTCTCCTTTCTTATCTGCTTCAAGAACAGAAGTTGGATTTCCACAGCCTGAAGGAGTTTTTGTTAATAAAAAGACATATGATCCTCATGGCATATCAAATTCAGAAAATGATGGATTGTTTACTTCAGGTTCTTGGACGTTTGAGTCAAGTTACAAATATAACCCGACTACCTCTACGATTACTTCGACTACACAAAGCTTAGCCAGGTTATGTGTTACGGGTTCAGGAATTCAAAATCCCGGCCTTGTTGCAAATCTAGTCGGATATTATGATGAAAAAGCTACCAAAGTTACTCTGTTTTTAAGACCGGGAAACGATTCTCTTGCACCAGTACTAAGCATGTCTTTGGGATTGCCAAAGAATGCAATATTCGGAGGAGACATTTGGAACGTATCATTCGGGTGTGATAGAAATGATGCAATTGGGTCCACCGTCTCATCATCATACTTCTTAAGGGCCGGTGTTCAAAATGAAGGTAACGTCGATTATATTACAACAACTTCAAGTTATTTTTATGAGTTGACAGGTTCATCTTCATCTGCTCTTAATTCAAACGTACTAAGAAGACTTGATAAAACACATAACACTAACGTATCAGGAACGTTTATAACTTTAGGATCAAACCAAATTATACCTGTAGGAACAACTTCTGCATATAGGTTCTTAAATAACTCTACGTCCGTTCAAGATTCAGCCGCTCGAACGACTACATTCGATGGTAGAGCATTAAAATTAAGATTCTGGTCTAAAGCGTTGTCTGAAACTGAGTGGATTGAACATATTCGAAATTATCAATCCTTAGGAGTATCTGATCCGACAAAAAACTATAACTACGAAGCTGTAGCGACGGGGTCTTTCGAAAAATTAAGATTAGATTCTTTAACAAAACAAGAAATAAAATTAGCTTCTACCGATGGAAGCATCACGTTTTTAGATTTTAGTGAAAATGGAATGCATTTAATCGGTAGAGGGTTCCCGACTGACCATAATTGCATATTGCCAGAAATCATACGCTATTCTCACTTATCTCCTTATTTTGATGAAGCAATAACAAATGAAAAAATTCGTGTAAGAAGTTACCAAAGCGAAGACTTGATAAATCAAAATCAATGGGCATCAAAAACGCCAGTTTACGAAATTGTAAGATCAGAATCGCCACAAGACGACGTAAGATTTTCAATAGATTTCTCATTGGTAGATGCGTTAAACAAAGACATAATCAACATGTTTTCTACTTTTGATTCTATTGAAAACTTCATTGGAAGACCGGAACTGGCATTCTCTCCAGATTATCCTGATCTAGAAAAGTTGAGAAACGTCTATTTCAATAGGTTAAAGAGTAAGTTAAATTTTAAGGCATTCTTAGAATTTTATAGCTGGTTTGATAATTCAATCAGTACATTCATCGAACAACTATTGCCAAGAAAAACAGTTTTCAAAGGATCAAACTTTGTTATTGAATCTCATATGTTAGAAAGACACAAGCATGAATATTATTTCACACAAATGTATTTGAGCCAGGACAGAAAACGACAAGATCCAATATTTGATGTTAAATTGTGAACATGAATTCTCATAGAAAAATACAATGAACAACGTATTTAACAGAGCATCTCAGCTATTAACCCCTAAAAAAAATGAAGTATTCTTTTATGGTTTTTTACCTAAAGTTAGTAAAGAATATTTTGACGATGGCCCAGGTGCAGATAAAGATGAAAAGGTAAAGCCCAGTAACGTTGATCAATACACGTTTACTGGATCAATTAATACGTCCTTAATTGATGGATTTCGTCAAGGCGTAGAGTTAACAAGAATAAAACATTTCTTTGCAGGAAACTCGCCAAGAATTCATGCAGGAGAACCTGGTCATGTTCTAAAAAAGAATTTTTACGGCGCTGATAAAAACTTCTTAAAGCAAAACTATTATCAAGAGTTAGATTATTACGATCCAGTTGAGTATCTTCTATCTCATGAATCTGTTACTTATCCAATTATCACTCATGATAGTGATGAAACTGAAAACTACAATTTCAATGGTGTAATCGAACCGTTTACGATTCGTGCTGTCGCGGCATTGTTTAGCATAGACGTTCCATTTGAAGCTCACTCAATAAAAGGTCTCATGATGGATGGGAATACAGATATTATGATGTCAACAAGCAGAATTTTAACAGTTGACAATAAAAATACAAAAGATAAAATCCCGCCGTGGATGGATCTCATTGACATGATGGGAACTGTGAAAAAGATTCCAACGATGATGTTCTTCAATGATGATAAAACGTACCTAGATCCTTTTAATGATATCTCAACCAAGATACAATTATCAACAAATTTGTCAATTGATATGAATAGCGCTGTTTTAAAAATGAGCCCATCAACGGAAGAATATGTTTCCGAAGGAAAAATATCAGCAACTTGCGGATGGACTTATGATGACGCATGGTCTAAAGGCACTGATTCAATAGCGTTCGGAGGCTTCGCTCACTGATGCCTACACCAAAATCTTTACGAGCTGCGCCTGATAGAACGTTTGAAAACTATATTCTTACGTTGACAGTAGATCAACAAACGGGATTAACAAAAGTTCCACAAGCAAAATTTTCTCAAGTTTCAGGAAACGCAGGAAAGTCAGGGTTGTCAGGCGGATTAAGTGGTGATACCCCTATTGGATTTGAGTTTCTTTTTGATGGAATTCGCTATTCTAGCTTTAACGTTTCAGTAGACGGGTGGTTGGTTTTAGTAGATCCTACAACGACATTTTCTGTTAGTGACGTGCTAGACGGCGGTTTACCATACGAAAATGGATCAATTAAATCATCTTTTTTGGCCAATCATTCATTCTTTGCCGTATGGTGGGATAATTTAACAAACACTAGTGATGATTCAACGTTAGGAACAGATTTATATAATCGTGGATTATCGCCAGTTAATCCTAGAATCAATCCACGAAAGTTTGCAATCCAATATTGCAATGATACTTGCCCAGAAGGCAGAAGGCTAATCGTAAGATGGCACTCTATTAACTCTGGTACAACAAATACCAGATTAGAATTTGAAGCTGTTTTATACGAAAATGGGAAAATTGAATTTAAATATTCTCCAAAAAATCAATTAAGCGTCGGGTCCGTTCCTGCTGGGCAAGGAGCCACAATAGGCATTTTTATGCCGAACGGAACATGGCGATTTAGAGATTTTTCTTATGAATTAGATTATCAACAGAACCAGAGATCAAAATATAAATTTGGAGGCACTGTTTCTGGATCTTATGTTGATACAACAACGATTTATACAGTCCCATATTCAGTCAATTTAACAACTGAAGATTATTGGCCGGGACAGGCTAGGTCCGGCGCAATTTTTACTTTTCAACCTCCTCTCAACAGAAGAAAAGTTTTGCCGCGACAAACTCTTAGAGAAAGAGATTCAAGGCTAACACTTCCTACAGTTGCAAGAACAGGAGATTCTAGATCAGGAAATTCCAGCATCATATTTGATGATAAAAAATCGATAGTTTACAGATCTTCAGGACTTGTCGTGAATTATCCTTCAACGTTGCCAAGATTCTATGCCCCCGAAACTTTTGGGGTAACAGAAAATCAAGATCTATTTTCAGGAGAGTTTGTAGTAACCGGTGGCATATCAAAATCTAACGTACAGGATTATCTAGAAGACAATAAAAAAAGCTATATTTCTCCATTCACGGAAAATAAGCTATTTGAAAATGACCCAGGATCTGATACAGATCAATTTTTTACAGTTGGATCTAGCATTCAAGATGTAGGAGAAGGATTTAATCAGTCTCTTAAATCAAAAACGCAGATCAGATTATCTTTCAGAGTTGATCATAAAACAACAATGTTTGGTGCTTCTTCGAGTGTATACTATTTTAATTCAAGAACGTCAAGATGGCAATACCCAACATCATCATTTGCTGGTGGACAATTTGATATTGCAGACCCATATGGAGATGCCCTTAATCTTATAGAGGTTGATAGAGGATTTAACGCATTCGGATTTAATTTAGCTTCAGGATCTAGCAATAGATTAGTAGCGCCGTATAGCACTGATGCAAGCATTGGAAGCGGATGGAATAGGCAAAATGAAACTCAAGCTATAATAAAGAGATATGATAAAAGTCTTCAAATAGACCAGCGATATTCTGCTACGCAAGATGAATCTTTTACGATACCAATTCAACAACCTTTTTTATTGGAAAAAGCAGTCATTGAATTACCACTAGAGGCTGGACCTGGATGGTTCAACGATAAAACAAAATGTTTTATACCAATTACGATTGATTCCCCGAACCCACCAGGAGAAGACTCAAGAGCTTTTGACGTAGGAGGACCAGGGTTAACTGTTGCTCTATACAATCAAGTATCCATAGGTCCTAATAAAACAAAAAGAGACTTAGTTTTATCTGGAACAATTACTCATCAATTAGATGACGTCGCAGAAATTTCATATTCAAATTCCCCTGATGTTTCAGGCGTAAACTGGCCTACAGACAGTGGAGGATACGCTTGGCAAATTGTTCCTCAAGGTTTTCGAGCTTATGCAACTCCTTCAGCAATAGTCAATGGCACATTTGATGGGTCAAAATACTCTTTTACAGGATCTATCGCTTTAAAATGCCAAGCGCAGATATCAAATGGCGTTTTATCAAGAGATGCATTTTATATAACGCAAGCGTATACTGACACAGGGGGAGGATCTTCTCCAAGTGATGCAGTTAATGCTTTGGAATTATTGTTTAGTTCTTCAACATGGCCAATTGCAGATCGTGGCACTGGGTTTGAAGATTTTGGTACTAGCCCTGGATTTAGAGTTAGATCAATTGTTTCTGTAAATAATTTTGGTAGAGGGTGCTCTGGATTTGAACCTTCAGGAAGATCTATACTTGGAAAAGAATACTCCACTACACAAGGAATCTCAACAAGATTTTATGATAATCCTTTCTATCTTTATCAAGGACAAAGTACTTTACAAAATTTGAAAAATATAGCTAACGGTGTACCTGATGCGGTGTTTTATGCGTCATCATTAATTTCAAGACAAAAATCTTTTGCATCTCCTTATCTTGTTTTGCCTGGAGATAGATTAGTACTTTCAGTTTCAAAATCCAGACCTGTCTTTTTTTCAACTGAAATATCAAGGCCTTATACTTCTGGATCGATTCAACATGATATTAAGCTGACAACAGGAAGCATTAACATCACATTATACGGAAGTTTAGTATCTAACGGACGAGAGTTCCATGATACTTTAAATCAGTCTTTAGCGTCTGACGCAGTTCATGAAGTTGTTATTGGAGAAACGAAGACATGGTAGCCGTTCTTGATCAATACGAAGTAGAATATAAGGAAACTTATACTTCTGGAACCTATGACCAAGTTGTCATGGGAAAAATGTTTTATCAGATCACCGATAGAGGCATTAAAAAATACGTTTATGGTAACCGTGGCGTCGTTTATGGAATGATAAACAGTAATCAGGCACCTTTACCTGGAACTGGATTGTTTGATTTTTCTAATTCGCTTTCTTATAGACTACAACCTTATAGAGAAAAAGCAGGAAATTGTAAAGCTGCAAAACATGCATGTTATGAAGAGAGAATCTATGACACGTTGACGCCAAACCCAATGGCATGTTTTAAATTAAATGGGGCTAGCGTTTTTGCAATTAAAGCTGGTAATCCAAATATTAGCCCAGGAGAATCTAGGGTCTATTCTGGCGTCGAAACGATGGAAAACGCATTTATCATGTTCGACAATTACGTTCCTCCTGAGAGTTCTGCAGACAATTTAAACAACTCTTCAACAACGATAAGCAGAAAAATAATAAATCCAGGAGTCGATAAGTTTTGGACAAAATCTTTTCCATTTGAACCGAGATATTCAACAGTTAAAAGAGAAAAGCAACAAAATTTTAACAATATTGAAACTAATCTTATCGCTTCTTTTTATTATGACGCGGGTGCAAACATAACTGCAAGTTTTTATAATTCTCCAATAAGAGTGAAAAGAAGCGGATTGATAGTTGGAACGGTAGGTCATCTTGAAACTTCAAGACATAATAGAATTTCTGGTTCCTATTCACCTCCATTGAGCGGCAATTTTTATCACCGGTGGGCCGTCGACGTCGATTTATCGAAAAAAATACCTGAAGGTGTCGCACCTTATAATAACGTGTGGACGTCGACTGGTTCTTGTGGCCCGTCGGACATGATGAAAGTTTTATTTGGTTTCGGAGATACTAACACAGTATTCTATGACAACCAATTGACATCTTCTACGGATCCAACTGGATATGCAAGAAGAGGAACGAACAATTGGCCAGAATTTAGGTTAACAAATAAAACAGGCGGCGGGGCATTTAACACATATTATGGATATGAAGTAGCTTCAGGAAGTCTTTGGTGCGTTTCCCCCATCATAAGAGGATGGAAATACGGTCTTCACAACGGGTTACCGGACTTTTCTTCAGCATATTTTAGACAAGGAAAATACGGACAGTTTAGGGACATGCTAGAACAACGTTCATACACAAAGTTTGTTAATGGAAATGAAGAAATATTAACAAGAATTAATTCAGATCAAGGTCCTATAACTGTTAAGTTTTTAGATACAAACGAAAATCTTGTTGATCCGTTGAATACACAATCACAAAATTTAAGCATATTTGCTACGTCATCATTACCTTACTTTGATCTTCAACAACGTAATCGTCCTCAAGATACGCCTTTAACTAATCTTTCATTAATTAACTTTAGCCTAGATAATGCAGGAAACATAACGATCTAATATGTCTGTAACAAAAAAAAAGATAGATGAGTCTGCATTCATCATTGCAAAAGATAATATAACAAATAATGTCCAAACCGTTGTTGTACCTTCCGGTTTGCAAGTTGGATTAAAAAATGCGCCCGCTGATCTAACTTTAACAGGAAAATTTTCAACATCTGAAAAAGATTATGTTGCAAATTCATCTAACAATTGGACTTTATCGTTAGAAGATCATGTCACTGTCTCATCAATATCTACGACATACTCTTCTTCATCTGTACCGTCTGCAGGATATGTTGTAATAAATCTTCCAAAAAATCCTAGAGTAGGCCAACTTGTAATTATTAAAGAGTTTTCTGGTACTGCTAGCGTAATACCATTGAGGATATATGACGCATCTTCTAAGACGATAGAAGGCGCAAACTATAAGACGATATCTTCAGATTATGGAGCATTACAATTTTTCTGGCAAGGAACTAACTGGATTTCTATCTCTAACGCTACGGTAGCATCTGGTGCTGCACCAGATTCTGCTTCCTATGTTGTCATCGGTTCTAACGCTATATTGACGAATGAAAGGACGCTCACCGCTGGGTCAGGTATTTCTATAGTAGACGGTGGAGCAGGAGCTGCTGTTACAATATCAGCTACGGGAGGAGGTTCAGGCGACGTAGTTGGACCAGCATCATCTACCGATAACGCTATTGTTAGATTTGATCTAACAACTGGCAAGCTAATACAAAACTCTGGTGTCACGATCGACGACTCTAATAACGTAACGATACCTGGTGATATTTCTGTCAACGGTGGTGATATAACAACAACGGCGGCTACAACGAATCTTGTTAATGCCGCAACAACTATCAATCTAGGATCGACAGCTGTTACTAGAACAACGAACATAGCAATTGGCGCCGCTGATCAGACTGTAACGTTAGGTAGCAATTATGGTGGATCTTACACGAGAATAGATGGCGGATTTCTTGGGGTTTTTATTTCTGGTTCCCTAATAACCCTAACAGGCTCTTCTGCAAATGCAAGCCTCTCCGCCGACGCAAGGATCGGCTCTGTAGAAATTGGAGGCCTTCCCGGATACGGAAATTCTGTGGCCATGTTTGGTCACACAGATTTAAATCATGCCTATAACAACGATACCTCAGCGGGTATGGGAAATTATGCTCTAGGACAATCTAACGACGGGTCTACATACATAAACTCTCCTCAAAATAAAGGAATTTATTTCCTCACTTCAGGCGCTTCAGGATTACCCCTTGGAAGAATCTACTTTAAGACTTCTACGTTAAGCTCTGAATTAATTTTAACAGGCGCGTCATATTTCAACTCGAACGTCTTTCTAGGTAGTTCTTACGGTCAAAGCAGCACATCGATTTATGCAGGAACAGGCGGAATCATTCTATCAGGTTCCGGAGCATCAACAATAATAACTGGTTCTACTTCTACCCAAGCCGACGCATATATCGGTTCAGTTGAAGTCGGCACACATCCTTTCTGGGGTGGAAATTACGCCATGTTCAGTCACAAGGACATGGATAACAGTGTAGATGGAAACGCAGCATTAATCCAGGCATACGATGGAGATACATTCTTAGGCGCAAAATCTACAAAATCGATATTCATAAAAAACGGAACATCATTCATTGGCAAACTTGATAACGATAACATCGAACTGACAGGAGATACATCTACTTCAACTGCAACAATATTGGGAAATTCCTATGGATTGTCTTCTACAAACCTGTACGCAGGTTTGTTTGGAATAACACTTTCAGGATCTGCGACGACAACAATTACAGGATCTTCCAGCACAAACGCAGAAGCCTACATCGGAACAGCTGAAGTCGGAGAATTGCCCTATACTAGAACTAGCTTTCCAAATTATTTTGCCATGTTTGGGCATAAAACGTTAGATCATTCTTCTAATGGAAACTACGCTCTTGTACAGTCTTACGACGGCGATACGTTCTTAAATTCTGCTAATTCAAAATCAATCTATCTTCAAAATGCAGGAAACCTAATTGGGACATTAGATAATGATAGCATATCTTTAACAGGACAAGCTAACACTTCTGTCGCAACAGAAATTGGAAGCGTTTATGGTCTGTCTTCCACAACCATCAAAGGCGGATTATTTGGTCTAATCCTAACAGGTTCGGGAACGACCATTACGATCACAGGCTCAACAACGTCTCAAGCAGATGCTTACATTGGATCAGCTGAGATTGGCGTACATCCTTTCTGGGGCAGGAATTATGCCATGTTCAGTCACAAGGACATGGATAACAGTGTGGATGGTAATTCTGCATTGATACAAGCTTACGATGGAGATACGTTCTTAGGAGCGAAATCTACAAAATCAATCTTTATAAAGAATGGTGCTGCTTTTATAGGAAAGTTTGACAACGACAACATAGAATTAACCGGCGACACTTCAACATCAACTGCGACTATATTAGGAAATTCGTATGGCGTGTCTTACACCAATATCTACAGCGGGCTATTCGGAATAACTCTCTCTGGATCAGCAACAACAACGATAACTGGTTCTTCTTCTGGAAATGCCGATGCTTACATTGGCTCTGCAGAGGTAGGAGTCCATCCATACTGGGGCAGGAATTACGCAATGTTTGGTCACAAGGATCTGAACAATTCTTCCGATGGAAACGCTGCGTTGATTCAATCAAACGTTGGAGATACGTTCTTAGGCGCTGTAAATAACAACTACCTATATTTTAAGAATGGAACAAGATCGCTAGGCTATTTTCAATATAGCACGTTCTTTGGAAAAACGATTTTTTCTTTAGACGGCGCAGCAGGATCTCCAGCATCTGTCACTATCGGAAATTCAGAAAGTTCTTCTAATTTAACTCTTAACGCAGGTTCTGGAAGCATTGATATTGGTTCAACGCCTCAATCAAGATCTACAAACATAGCCACAGGTGCTGCCGTACAGACAGTCACGTTGGGTAGTTCTAATTCTTCTTCTACGTTGACATTAGACGCAGGATCCGGGGGGGTAAATATTGGTACAAATCCCGGAGGATCTAGCAAGACCATCAACATTGGTACCACAACTGGAATAAATACAGATATCAATGTTGGCAGCGAGTACTTGGCCTCAACAACCGTCATAAAAGCGGGCGGTCCTTTTGCAAGTCTAGGTGGGATGTATTTAACTGGTTCTACTGCGACAACATACACAGTCGGTGGAGAGACAGGAACCGGAACTATCAACATAGGAAGATCTACAGCGTCTAATACGATTAACGTCGGTGCTGCTGGAAATAACACATCAAACACTCAGACAATAAATGTAGGAAACGGAACTGGAAAATCAGTCGTTACAATTGGATCTCAATCTGGTGTCTCTTCTTTAACGCTTGATGCCGGCGGCGGAAATATAGACATCGGAACATCCGCTACAGCCAGATTAATCAACATCGGCACCGGTGCTGCAAACCAAACAATTTCTATAGGAAATAATTCCACAGCAAATCAAGTCACGATTTATGGTGGAACTCCCTTCGTCGGCGTTGGAGGTATATATTTAACTGGCTCTGCTGGGACACCATATATCATTGGTGGAGAGACAGGAACGGGAACGATATCTTTGGGTCGTTCGACTGCGTCTAATACGATTAATATTGGAAACGCAACAACGACGTCAGGAAATACTCAGACAGTTAATATCGCTTCTTCAGCATCTGGTACTGGTCTTGCGGCGATAACGATTGGAAATACAAATGGAGCCTCATCTTTGGCATTACGGGCCGGGACTGGTGACATTACTATGTCAGGCATAGTAAAAAACTCAAGTCAACCAGGATTTCTTACATCATTAAGCACTTCTCAATTAAATTTTGCAACTAGCTCCGATGTAACTGTTCTATTCGATTCAGAAATATTTGATAATGCTAGCAATTTTGACACAGGAACTTATACTTTTACAGCTCCAGAGACCGGTAAGTATCTTTTTAACGTTGCAGTTAGAATAGACAATGTTGATACTGCAGCCGATTATTACACATTGTACTTAATAACGTCGAACCGAAGTTACAGACTTGCAATAATAGACCCAGGACAGTTTGCTGCAGATCTTGTTTATTGGCATCTGAATGGATCAGCGATTGCCGACATGGACGCCAGCGATACAGCATACATTGTAATAAGACAGCAAGCCGGAACTGCTCAAACAGACATAATCAGTGCCACAACAAACTCATTTTTTAGTGGATGGATGCTGGGATAAAGGAGATTTTACATGAATATACAAGTTGAAATAAGTGATCTAGACGAAAAAGTGTTACAACATGATTTACTTGAAATCCAACGTTGGATTCAAGATGCCGTGAATGGAAAAATCAACAACGTAAAGAAAAGGTTGTTAAAAGAGGCACAAGAAAAGTTATTTTCAGATCCAGAAATAGATTCAATCCCAGCCACGGAAGAAGGTCTTCTAACTCTTTATTTTTCTAGGCCTTACTATAAAAATAGAGAAGAAAAAGAAATTGAAAACGGTTCAACACAAATCTAAGCTTTCGTCCTGCCGAAGCATGTCTTCTAACGTTAGATTGTCAGGAAACAGTTCATTAAAGTTAAACTGTTCATCTTTTCTTCCCAAGACCTTCACTCTCATTCCGTTTCTTCTATGATTCACAAATCGTAGGTGATCATTAAACATCCATCCAAAATGAATTGACACCATGGAGTCAGGTTCGTCTGTCGGACTCAACTTTCCAGCCTTGACCAACCTCACACAGTTTATTCTAATTGTGTCAAATCCTTCATCATGAAAATTTTGGCACCCATTCCACTCTGCTTCAATCCACTCATCTGGATTTAAAGAAACTATCTCAATGTCAGGGTGATACTTTAGAATTGATGAAACATTTTGGCTCTTCTTGTTCGGTTTAAAGGTCCTTGTTGCCAACAAGTACAGCATCTCGGCATCAGGTGCCAAGTAAAATAACCGCTGCTTGGCCTTTGGGGCCAAAGTGACCTTACACTTTTTCATCTACACAACCACTCAATAACATTTATAAACCAATTTTCCCAACAGTTTAAAGGGTTTGTCACATCACAACGGTTTTAGGCTATGAATTAATCTGTTAATCACATCAGGCTCATCTGGTCCCAATGCGATACATGTGACATCAGGGTTCTCAGAACCGTTAGGAACAAACACAGGATATGCCTCTATTCCCATGATCTCTGCACGAAACAAAATCTCATCTAGTTGATCTCTATTGGTCACACCTAAAATGTCCTGAGAAAATGATCCTGTCAACCATGCCTGCTCTTCGCTGGACAGGCTCACCAACAGTTGGTTACCTCTCTCTGCCTCATTGTTCTCCACAATAAACTTTAGTGAAGCCCTGGCAACTGTTGAGGCCAAATCCCGCTTGTTGAGATTCAAATCTTTTCTGATGATGATAGCTTGTTTCAAATCTGACATGACACAACTCCTATGTGATCAAGTTTCGTTACTGTCGTCTTCTCGTGCCTGTTTCCTCACCTCCTCTAATATTTTCCCCAACCAATTTTCTCCAACCCCACCAGTCATACCAAAAAATCTATCATTCCATCGATTTTCGTTTATAAGCTCGAGGTCATGTGTTTCCAGCAATTGACACCTGAGGAACGGATTCTCGAATTTTTCATGGATCAACTTCCTCATGATCTCAACTCTGACTTCGCTCCAATCATCTCTTAAAACAAGAGATCTACCCATTTTTTTTGCATCCCAAGGAGAACGAGATTTTTTTATTAATTCTCTCGTTTCTTGGTTCAAGGTCTTCGCGGCCTGATACGCATGCTCTACGGTGGGATATAACTTGCCTTCGAATGATACCGTAGAAGGATGAAAGTTCGACAAGAACTCGGTCCCGTTTTTTTTATTAAATCCGACCAATTTTCCACCCAAGGCATTTTGGTGAATATTTTTAGCACCATCCGAAGCCTCGGATAGGCCTTTAAACAACATCCCCCAATAGAGCTCTACGGTCTTCATGGCCCCAACTATCAAACCTACTTTATTAAATAGGCTCTAGTCAATCATACCAATCATGAAACCTAATAATTTAAAAACAAAAATCAAAGGATAAAATTAACTGGAACAGGATATAATCTTACTTGATAAATAGTACAATCACTCGGGCCGCCTTCAAAAATGTCGTCACAAGATAAAAATAGATATAGAAAGACTTATTCTTTTTTCAGAGAGCAACCGGTATTTGCTTCCGGAGGCGGTGGAGGTGGTGGAGGTGGCGGTGACCAGTTCTGGTACTCTACTACTTTAGACTCAATCTATACCACTGGATCTGTTCTCATTAGAGGACAATCTACTTTACTAGATTCGTCTTATGATGTTGGCGACGACGTTTTTTTCTATGTCTCTGGAACGATTGGTCTTTCAGGTATTGCTTCAGACATAGGTGTGTTCGGTGGAGATCTTCTTACAAGCGGAACGCTAGTTGCGAAAAGCGGCCTTTCAGGTTCTTTGACCCGATTAATTGACGGAACATCATATCTTGTAGCCGGCGCAAATATATCAATCGTTACTGCATCCAACGGTTCTGTTAGGATATCTTCTTCTGCAACAGCCGGCGCTGCAGGTAATGATACTGAAATTCAGTATAACAATTCCGGAATGTTTGGTGCTTCTCCAAATTTCAGTTTTAATTCGATGTCAAGTGTCATGTCGTTGACAGGATCGTTTGGAATGAAAGGAAACATCATCCCAGATGAAGACACTACATACACGCTCGGAACTTCAGAGAAACGTTGGGGCCACATTTACACAGGTGACTTGCACCTAAGAAATGACCGCGGAGATTGGACCATCGTAGAAGAAGTTGACTACCTGTGCGTTGTAAACAACAAAACAGGAAAAAAATATAAAATGATGCTTGAGCCCGTTGATTAAAGTTAATAGAAGATACTTAATCCTGTCATTTAACATTTTCATAGGAGTAATTCAATATGGCTTTAGTCGGTCACATATCAGGAAGTACACAATCAAGCTCAGTAATTGGTATTTCAGGTTCAGTAATAGTTGCAAATCGTCCTCAGGCTTTGTTCCCAGCAATGCCTGGAACGGACGTTAAGTTCTTCGTTTCTGGCTCGTCGACAACACCGTCTTCCGACGTTGCTTTGTTCGGCGGCGATCTAATGGCTTCAGGTTCTTTCAACCTCAAGTCAGGTACGGGCGGCGCCTCGCAGTTCTCAGTAAGTTCAACAGGAATGTTGATTAATACAGCAGTGGGTGTCAATACGATTAACATCGCTGCTTCAACAGGTAACATCACCACATCCGGTGACATTGCTGTCAACGGCGGAGACATTACAACAACGTCAGCTACAGCAACATTGTTTAATTCGACCGCGACTGCTGTTGCTATAGCCTCAGCAGGTACTTCGGTTTCTATTGGATCTGCGGCCGGCACCGGTACAACAACAATTAATAACAGCCTTACTGGAAAAGGAACTAACAACAATATTGACATGCTGAACGTCACAGGAAGTGCTGGGCTTTCGGTGACAAGAAATGTCGTTATTTCTGGTGACCTAACAGTCAATGGTGCGATGACCACTGTCAACACAACAAATCTTGAAGTAAAAGATTCAGTCATCGGTCTAGGATTCGCTTCTGGAACAATTGCCCAGACAGCAGGTGATCGTGGGTGGATCGGCGGTCAGGCCGGTACAAACAATGTGATGAGTAAGTGGGATAACACTGCTTCAGAATTCGCATTTGCAACCACAACGTCTTCGGCAACAGGAAGCTTTGGAATCGCAGCTTATTCTAATCTTCATGCAGCAAACATCCAGGGTAATATCGTTTCTGCTTCACTAGGTTTCTCAGGATCTTTGACAAAATTGATGGATGGAACTTCATACATCATCGCCGGAAGCGGAATAACCGTTGCATCTGCATCCAACGGAGCAATTACACTTTCTGCAGCTGGCGGTGCAGGTGATGTAACTGGGCCTGGATCTTCTACACAATACGCAGTTGCTCTATTCGACGATACAACTGGTAAGGTCATCAGAAATTCTGCGTTAACGACAAACGGCTCTAATTCACTTTTTATTGCAGGAACGCTTGGTGTTTCTGGTTCGACAACATTTGGCGCTTCAGCATTGCCATCTGCTGATATGACATATGACCTTGGTTCGCCATCATTCAGGTGGGCTAACGTGTATACAGGCGATTTACATCTTCGAAATGATCGTGGAGATTATACCCTCATCGAAGAAGAGGACTTTTTGACGATTCGTTTCAACAAGACAGGTAAGAGATACAAGTTCTTGCTCGAAAGAGTACCAGAGCTTGATGAGGATCCAATCCTCAACTTCAAGTGATTGATGTAATTTTCATGTGAAAGGCAAGGGGGTGATCATCAATGATCACCCCCTTTTATTTAAGCACGATTTGTATACGGATGAATAAATAATTAAGGTTTAACAAGAATCAAAAACTATGGCCCTAGTAACGAACAACATATCAGGATCTGCAAGTAACTCTTCTAAGATAGGAATCACAGGAAGCGTTATCATCGGTAATGCACCAGATGCTAGGTTCCCAACGGCCGGTACAGACGTGGTGTTCTTCGTTTCAGGATCAGATGCATCAAGGGCAGTCTTCGGCGGAACGGCCGTGGTCTCAGGCTCTCTGATCACTGATGGCAACGTTCTATTAGGGGACTCTAGCAATGATACACTCACCATCAATGCCTCAACAGTATCAATTCCAAATAACCTAAACTTTGACAGCAACACACTCTACATTGATTCCGCCAATAACCGCATCGGCATCGGTAAAGTTCCAAATGTCACTTTCGATGTCTCAGGAACCTTGAACACGGTAGGTGCTGACAAGCCATCGACAATTTTCAATGGTGATACATTCATCTCAGGTGCCTTCGGCGTTTCAGACTACATCCAGATGAAACCGGTCGGTTCTCTCAGGATTCCAACCAACCAAACCGCCTCATACATCTACACCTCTGGATCTACAAACGATCTGTACTTCACACAATATGCCCCAGGAACCAATTTCACCAACACAACCAGGTTGAGGTGGTTGGAATCAACACTATCAACCGGGCTTCTTCACGGCGGAATTTTATCCACCCAAGCAGGAACAACCACATTCTCCATTACATCAGGTTCCGCTATAATCGTAGCCCCCAATGCGTCTACAACAGAAGATCCATATCCCACGGTCAGCTTAGTCACCTGGTCAAGCATAGTTAGCCAGTCATTGAGCTATGTGACTTCCTCGCAGATAACATACATCGGTATCAATCCATCCGGTGGGTTGATCCAAAGAGTGACTCCGTTTCATAACGGCGAATATCTCGATTATGTCTCTATCGGCAGAATTCTTCACCAGTCTGGTTCTGTCACCAATGCAGCGGTAACAAATCCAGCCACATCTTACGGATTAACCCAACAGCACAGTCACTTCATAAGGGCTTTCGGTCCTCTGAAGATCTCTGGTCACACTCTATCCCACAGCGGATCTACTCTAGGTCTGACCAAGACGGCCGGTGATTCATATGCTGAAGGTAGAAACTATAGAACAGATCCGGATGATCCGAACTATGTTTCTTCGACATCCGACGTGGCCGTAACAACATCAAAGATCTATAAAGAGTATGTCAGCGGATCCGCATACCTCATCGACATAGGAGTCGGTGGTGCAGGTTATACTAACATAGATCCAACGTTGTACAACAACAATGGTACTTTGGCCTCCGTCGCGGCAGGACAATATTCAAATCAAAGGGTCTACTGGTTTCCCAATTCCGTTGATAGAGCACTTTATGTTTATTACGGAAACGAAACCTATAACTCGCTAGACACAGCCGAAGCTGGAATTGTATCAGAAGCATTCACTGAAGGTGATAACACTAGAACTTCAGCAATATTTGTCGGTGTTGTTGTGGTAAAAGGTAATGCAACAGATCTCTCTAACACTTCACAGGCAAGGTTTGTTCAAGGTGGATTATTTCGTAACATCGGCGGTGCCGGTGGCGGAGGGGGTGGTGGAGGGTCCACAACTCCAGGAGGTCTTGATACTTACGTTCAGTTCAACGACGGCGGCTCTACGTTCGGAGGAGATGCTGGCCTTACCTATAACAAAACAACTGACACACTAACGATTTCAGGTGATTTAGCCATTAACGGCGGCGATCTAACGTCTACCTCAACAACTTTCAATCTTGTCGACTCGACTGCAACCACTGTTAACTTTGCCGGAGCTGCATCGACAGCACTAAACATAGGAAATTCTTCTGGAACAAATACGGTCTCTGGAAAGACAAAGTTCTCTCAAGGATTGAGTGGTTCTCTCACCCAGCTGACAGATGGCACCTCTTATATCATCGCAGATGGTAACATGTCTGCTGTCACAGGATCAAACGGTGCGATCACTTTAACAGCGATACCATCTGGGGCTGATAAACAAATTCAATTCAACGATGGAGGATCCACATTTGGTGGAAATTCTAATCTAACATTTACCAAGGCAACAAACACTCTTGCAGTTCCGAATATCTCTGTGACTGTACTGACGGCATCATTGACACAGGGAAGCGTTCTATTTTCAGGACCGAGTGGCGTTGTTACACAGGACAATACAAATTTCTTCTGGGACGACACGAACAATTATCTAGGAATAGGAACAACAAGCCCTGCAAGACCGTTACACGTCAGCGCGGCGGGAGGATGGAGAGTATCTCTCACAACAAGTTCAACTGGGTTTGAATTTATCAACTTAAATTCAACAGCATGGAGATTAAACCCAGTCGGCACGGCAACGGATTTAGAAATTTTCTCGAACGTCACGATCCCAACAAACGGTACGGCAGGGTTAGGATTTAACCCTAGCGCTGGAACGACAAAAGACACGTTGTTGTATAGATCTGCAATGGGGGTCATAAGCCTAAGCGGTTCTGCTCCTGGTTTCTTGTTTAATTGGCTTTCAACGTCAACGCCTACCGCGGCCGGCCACCTTGGAATGAATACGTCTTCAGGTAGGCCCCAGGCTTTCATCAGCGGTACTGTTCGTCAATTATCTCATATCGATGAATTAGTAGCGGGTTCTACAGGTCAAATACAATACAATAATGGAGGATCACCAGGAGCATCTTCAACTCTTACATTTAACTCTGCAAATAACATCCTTGCATCGCTAAACGTTTCTGCGACAGCAGTGACAGCATCTTCAATAATGGCTGCTGCATCATCTGTTAACTTATTTAACACAACTGCAACGACAATAAATTTTGGAGGAGCTGCAACATCTGCGATAAACATCGGTAATTCGTTAGGGACAAACACGATATCAGGAACGATAAAAGCCCCACAAGGTTTGAGCGGTTCTTTAACGAAGTTAACAGATGGTACTTCTTACTTGGTTGCAGGAACAAACGTAACAATAACCACGGCATCGAATGGTTCTGTAACAATAACATCAACGGCAAGTGGTGGTGGTACGACTGATGACTTTTTTGATAGCACAACAGCTGGATCTGTTTTTACAACTGGATCATTTGCCTTCAGGGGACAAGAAAGTATATCGTCTCCATCAACCAAAGGTTCTGATACATTCTTTTATGTGAGCGGAAGCACCAACGTAACAGGATCTACGGCCAAAGTATCATTGTTCGGTGGAGATGTTATATCATCAGGAAGCTTGAGCGTTGGTAACGGAGGAACAATTGTAGGTAATCTCACAGCGATAAATAACCTCGGCGTCCTTGGATCATTAACGGTAATGTCGAATGGTTTGATCGCAGGAAATGCCACAGTTTCAGGATCAACAACAACAAATACGTTATTTGTTAATACCGGCAACGTTGTCGGAGCCCCAGGCTCTGGTGCAAACGTTCTATCTTTATTGTCAAGCGGCAATATAGTAATGAAACTAGACGTTAACAATGATTCACCAGGTCACAAATTCGAAGTTCAAGATTATCTCGGAATTAGTCAATTTTTCGTGGGAGAAAACGGCAATGCTGAACTTTCAGGATCGCTTGTAACAACTGGTTCATTGACTGTTTCAGGCAGTGCTACGTTAGGAATCGTTTCAGAGGTTTTGTCAGGAAGCAATGCAATCGGTGGAACGTTTGTATTCGACACAACAAGACAATCGATATTCTATGTCAACAATGCGACTAGCAATATTACTGCAAACTTCACAAACGTTCCTACTGTTGATAATAGAATAATTTCTACGACAGTCATTCTTTCACAAAGTGCTACCGCTAGAATAGTGAGCGCGGTTCAAATTGCCGGTGTTGCTTCAACAATAAACTGGGCAAACAATGTTACCCCAACAGGAAACTCTGGCAAACAAGACGTCTTCGGGTTCAACCTTATTCGATCCGGCAGCGCCTGGAAGACCCTTGGTCAAATGAGCACCTACGGATGATAACATGCTAGGCAGAATATCTTCATCAACAAGTCCAATTAAACCCTCAAAATCGTCTGATGTTGTTCGGGAAGGTTTAATCTGTTGTTACGAATTTTCTACACCAGGTTCTTATTCTAGTTCAGCCGGATCAAC